CAAAGACCACCAAGAATGTTTATCAATGATGATAATGATTTGAGGTATATTGCAAACGACGGCGTAGCAGATATGGAACTGCCTCCAGAATTTATGCCGCCACCACCAAGAAAACAGTTTCTTCAACGTCCACCAAGTATTGAAGAAGAAAGACCACCTATGCAATACATTGGCGAAGATGCTCCTAGAATGGGAATGCCTCCAGAGATGCCACAGTTCCCAGGAAGACAACCAAAGTTTCCAGGGATGATGCAGCCAATAAGACAACCAGAACCTGTCGGACCTTTGCCTATGATGCCGCCTGTTGACAATCAAACAAGAACAACTGAGCAACTGATAAGAGTTCCCCTTTCAGAAAGCGAACTTATAGGAGAAACACCACCACCAATAAGGACATACATTAATGAAGGCGCTCCTAGACCTGAAGATATAACTGAGGAAGAGATTTTGCAAATAGATCCCGACTTCAACGATACACCACAACCGGGAGATGATAGAGGATTTATACCGATGCCTTTAGACTACGGAATGAATAATACACCAGCACCAGACCCTATTGGTATAGGCAATACTTTGATGCCGCCAGAGGTTTTTCCAGACGAGCCAGAACAAACGGCACAACCGACTCAAGATCAATTTATGGAAAGATTGATGCAATTGATTCAAGCGCTTCAAGAAAGAAGCCAACCAGCACCACAACCAGCACAACAAATGGCACCGCCTCCACCAAGACCGCCTGCAACACCATTTAATATGGGAAATTCAGGAATGTCAGGGGGAGCACCGACAATGCCACAAATGTTTAATCAAGGACCAGGGTTTTTTACTCCACAACAATCAGGGCCTAAAATTGCTCCAGGCGCTATAGCTCAACAAACACAAGAGTTAATGCCTAATTATAATCTAGATTTTAGTTCTTTCTTGAGAAATAGATAGAAAGTAGTGGACGGAATAAGATTAGCGGAGTATATTTTAAAAGAACTTCGAGATAGACAAGAACGAGTTTCACAACATCTATCTAGCGGTTCAATAAAAACGATGGAAGATTATCGTTTTCTGATTGGAGAGTTAACGGCACTTCGCTCCTTTGAATCAGATTTAAAAGAAGTGTTGCAAAAAACAACTGGAGACAGTTTTGATGAGTGACCTAGCAGTCCCACAACATATATTAGCCGAACGCGAGGCTCAAAATAAAGCGCAAAAAATAGAAGAAAGCAACGGTAAAGCAACGATCCAAGATGCTTACATTGAACCAAAAGAACTGGTGCTTGATCCTTCTCTTTTAGACAGCTCCCTTTTAGAAAGAATGCCGCAACCAACAGGTTGGCGTTTATTGGTATTGCCATACAAAGGAAAAGGCACGACAGAAGGCGGTATTGTATTGCCAGATTCTGTGGTTGATAGAGAGGCTTTAGCGACAGTTGTTGCATATGTTTTAAAGATTGGGCCATTGGCTTATAAAGATTCTAGAAAGTTTAACGGTGAATCTTGGTGTAAAAAAGGCGAATGGGTTTTGATTGGAAAATATGCAGGTGCTCGTTTTAGACTAGATGATGGCGCAGAAGTTAGAATTATTAATGATGATGAAGTCATTGGTACTATTTTAAACCCTGACGATATCCAGAGCTTATAAAGGAAAAAAAATGGCTGAAGCATTACCAGAAATTACCGACGAAAAGATTGAAAAGGCAGCATTGCCAGAAAACAAAAGAGCTAATGAAACAGTCTCTGAAGAATCTACTTTTATTGAACTAGAGGGAAAAGACTTAGAAGGTCTTGCTCCGATAGAAGAAGAAAAGGTTCAAGAAGATTTTGAAGTTAGCGAACATGTTAAAAAAGATGCTGAAAAAGGCGAAGATGAAGCCACTCAACGCGCTAAGTTAGCTCAAAACAGAATTAACAAAGCCGTTAAACAAGCAAAAGATTTCCAAAGAAGAGAGCTGCAAGCTCTGCAATACGCAAAAGAAATTGCCGAAGAAAACAAAGCTCTTAAAAATCAACAAGCACAAATGTCACAAAGTTATGGCAATGAATTTGGTGCTAGGGTGGAGTCTCAATTAGAAGGCTCTAAGATTGCTTTACAAAAAGCAATGGAAGAAGGAGATGCAGGTCAAATTGCTGAAGCCCAGTCTATATTGGCTGCTGCATCGGCTGATAAAGTTGCACATGATCAATATCAAGGACAACTTCAAAGATACAATCAAGAACTAGAGCAATACAATGCGCAACAAGACATGTATGCTCAACAACAACAAGCGGCTATGTTGGAACAAAGAGAAACTCCAACTCAGCCAGCTTATAATCCTCCTTCACAACGTGCTCAATCTTGGGCAAATAATAATACTTGGTTTGGAAAAGACCAAATAATGACCAATGTAGCTATTGCTGTTCATGAACAGTTAGCACAAGAAGGATTTGACACAGAGTCAGATGACTATTACTCTGAAATTAACAAAAGGATGAAGCAAGAATTGCCAAATCGTTTTGAAAATAACGTGGAAGCTGATGGGAAACCCGTCCAAACCGTCGCTTCGCCATCACGCGGTAACTCAAATGGACGCAGGAAAAATCGTAATCAGGTAGAGTTGACACCTAGCGAACAGCAGTTAGCTAAACGTCTAGGGGTTTCTTTCAAAGATTATGCAGTTCACAAAGCGAGGTTAGATAACTCATGAATGATAAAATTGAAATCGAAGAAAATGTTGAAATTGACAGAGCTTCTCGAAGTTCAGAAACACGCGAGACTCAAGAGGCTAGACGCCCTTGGGAACCGCCTTCTCTTTTGAAAACGCCTGAACCCCCACCTGGTATAAAATACCGTTGGGTTCGTACTGAAATAAGAGGTCAGGAAGATCGAAAGAATGTCATGCAACGAATGCGCGAAGGATGGGAACCAGTTAAGCCGGAAGAAATTCCAGAGTTTGATGTTCCAACCATTGACCACGGCAAACACGCAGGTGTAGTCGGAATTGGTGGGCTTATGCTTTGTAAAATCGATGCATCAATTGCTGAAGAACGAAATCAGTATTTTGAAGATAAAACAATGAATCAAATGAATGCAGTTGACAACAACCTCATGCGTGAAGAACATCCTGCAATGCCGATTACTAAAAGTCGGCAGTCCAGGGTTACATTTGGCGGTAACTCTAAGAAGTAATGAAATATTGTTATTTTTTTGAGCTACTTAATATTAATCTCGTGATCGGAGAAGTTTATCATGGCAAATAAAGACGCCGCATTTGGTTTGCGTCCAGTTAAGCATGTTAGCGGTTCACCGTTCAACGGAGGTCAATCTAGATATCGTATTACAACAGCAGATGCTACTAATACGACTAAAATCTACAATGGTGACATTGTGACCCAAAACACAGCTGGTATTGTTACAAGAATAGCCAGAGCTGATAGTGGTAGTGCTACAAGTGCTATTATTGTTGGTGTGTTTAATGGTTGCTACTACACTGACCCTACTACCAGTAAGCCCACTTGGAGCAATCACTGGCCAGGAAACGCTGCTACGGATGCAGTCGCTTTTATTATTGACGACCCTTATGTCGTTTATGAAGTACAAGCTGACGCTGCTTTCCCAGTAGCTGATCTATGGGGTAATTTTGATATTGTGGATCAGTCAACAGTAGGAGATACCGGAAGCGGTAGATCTAATGTTGAGCTTGACGTGACAACGGGGGCTACTACAGCCACGTTGCCAATGAAAGCAATTGGGATATCTACAGACCCTCAAAACTCTGATGTTAGTACTGCAAACACTAACGTTCTTGTTCTAGTACAAAACCATTTGTATAGACAAGCTCAAGTTGGTTTAGCATAAAGGAGAATTAAATAATGGCAATTTCAAGAGCACAGCTCGTTAAAGAATTAGAGCCTGGTTTAAACGCCCTTTTCGGCATGGAGTATTCTCGTTATGAGAATGAACACGAGGAAATTTTCGAGAGCGAAAGCTCAGATCGTGCATTTGAAGAAGAAGTTCTTATTGCAGGGTTCGGAAATGCTCCCGTGAAAAGAGAGGGAGATGGAGTTGAGTTTGATACAGCCTACGAAGGCTTTACTGCTCGTTACACTCATGAAACTATTGCATTAGCATTTGCATTAACAGAAGAAGCTGTAGAGGATAACCTCTATGACCGACTCGGTGCTCGTTATACGAAGGCGCTTGCGCGTTCTATGGCTCACACCAAACAGGTCAAAGCTGCTAATGTTCTAAATAATGCTTTTAGTTCTAGTTTCACAGGTGGAGATGGTTTATCACTGGTAAACAGTGCGCATACCCTAGCAGGTGGCGGAACTTTCTCAAACACTCCTAGTACCGCAGTTGACTTGAACGAAACATCGCTTGAAGACGGTTTAATTACAATATCAACTCTTGTTGATGATCGTAATCTAACTTTAGCACTTCAAGGGATGAAGCTAATTGTGCCACCACAACTTCAATTCATAGCAGAACGTTTAATCGAAACGCCAGGTCGTGTCGGAACGTCTGATAATGATATCAATGCAATCAAGAATATGGGAATGATACCTAACGGCTATGCTGTTAACCATTTCCTAACAGATACTGATGCATGGTTTCTATTAACAGATTGTCCAGACGGCATGAAGCATTTCGTTAGATCCCCTATGAGCACAAACATGGAAGGTGATTTTGATACCGGAAATGTTAGGTTCAAGGCTAGAGAACGTTACAGCTTTGGTTGGAGTAATCCTCGTGGCATATATGGCTCGCAAGGCGCTTAAGAACCAGTAAATGGAAGTTGTAATACACTTTCTTACTCAGTATTACAGAGAAAGGGGCTTCGGCCCCTTTTTTCTTTTTTCTTTATCTTTTCCTCATTTAGAAGTAATATAAAATCTTATCTAGGATTTTATATTTACCTGTCGACTGACCTAGCAGACAACGCCAAAAGACGATAGGACTATTAAGGAGACTTAATTATGGCAAATTCAACTTTTAACGGACCAGTTCGGTCCGAGAATGGTTTTAAAACCATTGATACAAATACAACAACAGGTGCGATAACAGATGGGTTGGTAATTAACGCAGACGGTAATATCTTTACTGATGCGGGCGAACACATTAAATACACACAGGCAACAGGATATGGACCTGCCGACTTAATAGTTGGTAAAGGTGGCAGTCAATCAAACACTGTTGATCCTTATGCAGAAAGTTCAACAGAGTTGTTTCAACTAGGTTCTACTTTAATTTATGGCAATAATGTTTATCGCTATATGCAAAATGGTGGTACAGCAGTAACTGCGGGTAAGTTAGTACAACACGCAGCAATTGTTTCAGATCACGCCAATATGACAGCAACCGCAGCAGTAGCAGCAGGTGAAACTGCAATTTCTGTAGAAACAGGCGGTACTGATATTACACTTAATCAATACGCAGGTGGTTATCTGTGGGTTAATGATGTAAACGGTGAAGGTCAAATGCTTAGAGTAAAATCTAATCCAGCACATGATCATTCAGCCGATCCATCAATCGTGATTACTTGTTATGATGATTTAGCAACTGCTTTAACAACCAGTTCACAGTTATCGTTAATTGCTAATCCAAACACAGGACTAATTGTTGCACCAGCAACAGAAACAGGTGCAATTATGGGCGCTACTGTTATTGATACAACAGCCAGTTACTATGCTTGGTTTACTGTTAAAGGCCCAGCATCATTATTGACTGTAGGAACTTTAGTTGTAGGTAATGTAGCAGTTCGTTCAGGCGGTACAGCAGGCGGAGTTGCACCAGCAACCGATAATGTCCTAACTGAAATTGGAGATGTTATGGCTGTTTCAGCAAATACTGAGTATTCATTGATTAATATGAATATAGGCTAACCAGGAGTTTATTATGGGATATTCATCAGATGTAAAAGCAGTAACGATAACTGCCGATACAGTAGCTTTAGACGCAGATGGTATATCAGTAGCAGCAGCAGTCGGAAATAACGCAGCCCTTGTAATAGGTGGTGCGTTAGCTTCGGGTGGTGCAGTTACACTCAGTCATGGAAGGATTGTAACGATCCTTTCTGCTGGGGATGATTCTGCTAAGTCTTTTACTGTTACTGGCACAGATGTTAATGGCGATGCACAAACAGAGTCGATAACAGGTGCTAATGATGGCACAGCGACTGGAACAAGCTACTTTTTAACAATTTCTGGCATATCAGCAGTAGGCAATCCAGCAGGTAATGTTTCAGCAGGAGTGAATGCTTCAGCAGCAGATGTTATCTTTTCGGGAAGATCAAGGCTAAGAGGCGTAGGGCTTACAAGTACTGGTACAGCAGGCAATATAGATTTTTTAAACACTTCTCCATCAGGAACGAGTATTATGAAAGTTAGTTCAGTAGGAAGCGCTACTTCAACTAGAGATCTAAAAATACCCGACGAAGGTGTTTTGTTCACAAGTGGAATTTATATTCAATACACTGTATCAACCTTTTTAACACTAACAGCGTTCCACGCATAATAAAGTGGCAACATCAGGGTCACGAGATTTTCAGCCCGATGTAGCTGAATGGATTGAAGAAGCCTACGAACGATGTGGCTTGGAAATGCGTACTGCTTATGACGCAAGAACAGCTCGTCGATCTTTAAACATTTTATTTGCAGACTGGGCAAACAGAGGTTTGAACCAATGGACTATTAATAATGTCAGTCAAACATTAACTCAGGGAACTGAGTCTTATAGTTTAAACAGTTATGTAGTTGATGTTTTAGATGTTGTTTTAAGAAGAACAGTAAACAGTGTGGCAACAGATTATCAAATGACTCAAGTAGGTCGTTCTGAATATTGGAACATTCCTTCTAAATCGACTCAAGCTAGACCCACACAATATTTCTTAGACAAACAAGAAACGCCTAAAATATATGTATGGCCAGCACCAGAGAACAGTACAGATGTTATCAAGATGAATCAAATTTTAAGAATAGAAGACGCAGATGCATCAGCCAATGATGTCCAGGTTCCTTTTCGGTTTTATCCTTGTTTGGTTGCTGGTCTTGCATATTACATATCTCAAAAACGTGCACCAGATAGAATTCAAATTTTAAAAGGAATGTATGAAGAAGAGTTTCAAAGAGCATTAGAACAAGACGAAGATAGAGGACCATTGAAGGTGCAACCTAATATGCGTTCTTATGGGTACTGATCATGGCATATGCTTCAGGCAAATATGCATATGGAATTTGTGATCGATGCGGTTGGCGTTATCATTTATCAAAACTGACAAAAGAATGGAATGACTTAAAGACTTGTCCTGAATGTTTTGAGCCTAAAAGCCCACAATTGGAACCTCTTGCATACACTTCTGATCCAGAAGCCTTATATGAACCACGACCTGACATAAACTCTAGGACAGCTTCTTTAGGCGTTGTCACTACCAATACAATTTCAGAGTTTGACTCAAAAGGAGTTTATTTAGGAACTGGCGGTATGACAACAACGAACGATCCAATTGGTACTGATTTTGAGAGTGTTGAAGGTACTGGAGAAGTTGGTACTATAGTAGCTACAGGAGATTCATAATGTCTTTTACTTATGCAACACTAAAAACATCGATACAAGATTACATGGAAGACAGCGGAACTACTTTCGCTAACAACCTAGATAACTTTATTAAAGTAACTGAAGAAGACATTTTAAAAAATGTAGAGCTTGATTATTATAAGAAAAATGTAACAGGAACCGCTTCTTCTGGAAATGCTTATTTAGGAATGCCATCAGATTTTCTTTCAGCTTTTAGCTTGGCTGTTATTAGTTCTAGTGTTTATACTTATCTTTTACTTAAACACCCTTCTTTTATTAGAGATTACACGCCGAACGCATCAACAACAGGCACGCCAAAATATTATGCAGACTTTGATAACGATACCTTTATCTTGGCACCAACGCCTGATGCAGACTATAGTTTTGAACTGCATTACTTTTATAGGCCTAATTCTTTAACCGCAGGTGCTTCTGATGGGACCACTTACCTATCTATCAACGCACCCAACGTTTTATTATCGGGGTGTTTGTTACAAGCAGCGTTGTTTATGAAATTAGATCAGACAGAAGTAGGAACCTATAAACAAAATTATGACAAAGAAATGATGCAGTTTAAAGTTTGGGCAGAAGGAAGAAACACGAAAGAAGAGATGAGATACGATAAAACCAGGTCTATTTTATAATGATTAAAGAACTAGAGGGTAAAAATATTGCTATTGTCGCTATGGGCAAAAGCCAACTTGACTACCACATGTCTCTTAGTCACAGTCAAAAATACGATGAAGTCTGGGCAATTAACTCTATGTGTGCCGTGGTTAAAACAGATCGTCTATTTATGATGGATCCAGCTTCTAGATTTTTTGATACAGAAGATGCTGGGCCACAAACAGAAGTTATGAGGAAGTTATTACCTACAATAAAATATCCTATTTATTCATGTGAGTTAGATAAAAGAGCACCATCAATAGAACTTTATCCTCTAGATGAAGTTATTTCCGAATTAAGTTGTGGATATCTAAACAACACTATTGCTTATGCCATTGCTTTTGCTGCATTAAACAATGTCGGCAAGATTAATATGTTTGGAGCTGACTTTAGTTACACAACCAATGTGCATTTTGGAGAGATGGGAAGAGCTTGTTGTGAGTTTTGGTTGTCTAAATGCATGAGTAAGGGAATTGATATTTCTATTGCGGCAACATCTTCTATGTTAGATACTAATGTTTCTGAAAAAGAAAAATTATATGGATATCACAGGTTACAAAATCCTCCTGTGGTATATTTAAAAGATGGAGACTTAAAAACAACTAAGTTTTCAGAAGTAGAAAAGGATAATAAAAAACTCGTTGGGGTTTCAGGAAGGAAAGACTATATGAAGGTTTCAAAAACAAACGGTCTTCTACCTCCAGAACCCAACCAATATTAAGGAGAAAGAAATGCCAGGGATGACAGCAAGACGCGATAAAATGCGTGGCGATCCTAAAAAATTTCTTCGACCTGGGGATGATGCAGTTTACTCTTCCCCTAAGA